CTCGGAGTTTGACTGGTCAAGTTCCGCGGTTGTTTCGCCGTTCCTAGCGTCCGCGAAAACCTCAACCTTCCGCCCGTACAGGGTGGCTAGTCCGGGGTCGGATGCGCTGCGGAACGTCCGTAACGTGCCCTCACCCCTTCCGCCGCCGACAACATGGGTGGCCGTCGGGTTTGTCTGGTTCCACTTCCACGACCGGAGCGTCCCCGCGGCCTCACTAATGACCTTGGAGTAAGTGCGCGGCTCGTAGACATCCAGCACAAGCCCAGCCCCGGACTGATACACGCGCACCCCAAGGCCAGCCTGCTCCACAGCAGGGAACAAGCGCTCAGCTAGGGGGTGCATCCGGATCTTCACCCCGCCAGGGATCACAGCGCCACGATTCAGGTTCGGCGCCACAGTCAGCGGATGCCCGAAACGAGTAATCGCCTGCTCCTGCACCATTGTTTTCACAATGGTTTCCGCGTTCCCCGTGTACGTCCGGTACTCGGACGTGTTCTGTGCGCTGATAGCCGCCGTAGGAACCTGCCATCCCAGCGTTTCCCACAGGATGGACGAGTCATCCTTCACGGTCACGGTGACGGTGCTTTGACCTTCCGGGCCCTCACCCTCAACCTCAGTCACAGGGCCTGTCATGAGGGGCAGGTCTATGCCGGGGTATTCGATGACGAGCCGCGCACCCTCAGTGAGGATGTCCGCCGCCCTCGGGTGATCCGAGGGGAACGTCACCCGAGCCTCACCACCGATAGGAAAGACCGCCGTGACAGTGACAGACTCGGGGTTACCGAGCCAGCCCTTACGCTGAAAGGCCTTGTTGTAAACGGTGATTTTCAGGCCGTCCACATTCACCCCCTACCAAGCACGATAGAAACGCGGTGTGATGGCCGCTTCAACAGAACCAGTCCCGGCCATCGTCAACGACAACGGCAGCTCATGCCCCGCGGGGATCGGCGCGAAATCCGCCGAGCCCAACTGGGCCGTCACATCCACACCGTTCAGCCACGCAGACTGAACCGTCGGATCCGTATCAATAACCAGCGTGTCCCCCTCAAACAACTGCACAGTCCACTGCACAGTCGCCCCGTCAACACCCACAGTCACCGAAGTAGCTGGGCCCTTGATCGTCCACACCGGCCACGCCTCAAGGTCGCCCTCGTTCGTCATCGCCGCCGTAGACAACTGAGACGCGCTACTGATCCGCAACGCATAATCAGGGCCCGCATCAAAAGCGTTCACCCCGTTGGACTGGGACCAGGTTCTTCGAGCCGGCTCACCCGTCCAAAACGGGTTGTCGGCAATAAGACTCACGCCATACGAGGCCCAGCCCCTCAACATAGGATCCATACGCACCGAATGACGCCCATCATCCACGAACCTGCAAGACAGGAACCGCCGCCCACCCTTCGGCGTGACAACGGTCCACGCCCCATGCTTACCCGGCTGCAACGACCGCCAAAACGCACGGTCCAACTCAAGCCACGCCTCGCTACCGACATCGGAGTACAGGTAGATCGGCCAGAACACCTGACGCGGCTCCACCACAAAGCCGCGGTAAAACTGCCCATGCACCGACGGGGAAGTCCCAACCCAGGCCTGATGCTCGGGCATACCCAAACCCTCAACACCCTGCCCAGTCAGGAACACCCCGCCCCGAGGCTGGGACAGGTCCCACTCAGACCCATCCCAGCCCGTCCACGTCATCACCGACCGATGCCACGGATTCACCGGAGGCGCCGGCACAACGGGCAGATCAGCGAACGCAATGTTTGTCACGCGAACACCACCCCACCCATTCCGCTCATTGTCTGCTGCCTACGCTTACGTACTTCCATCTCACGAACGAGTTGATCCGGCATCCATCCCACGTTCCCGTTGATGTTCACTTGAGTCCCAGCACCCGAAGCGCCGGCAGCACCACGCCCCGCAAGGGTCTGCAACGCCCGATTCTGCTGGTGGTTGTAAATCGCTTCAGGCTTCCGGCTGTTGTTCAGGATCATCGACAACCCAGGGTTCAAAACCCCGCCGTTATCGTGCAGGTACGGGGCGCCGAGAGCGTTACCCCTAGCGTTCTTGTCCTGCCCCGTGTTGCCAGTGATGAAGGCAGCCGCCCCGTCCAGCAGTTTCTTGCCGACACCGATAGCGATGTCAGCGACGAACCCTGCCGCCGGGAACGCTTTCTTGAACTGGTCAAGAAGCCCGCCAATGATGTCCGAGATAGGGTTCCACGGCCTGCCACCGTCCGGGATGTCCCCGCCGCCACCAAGGAACGGTGACGGGTTGATGTAGTTCGGCCACCCACCATTGAGCACCATGTAGTGCAAGTGGTTGCCCGTCGAGTTACCCGTCGTACCAACCCCACCCACACGGGTGCCGGCCTTGACCATCTGACCCATCTTCACCGCGAACGATGAAAGGTGGGCGTACCAGGTCTGCAAACCGTTGGGGTGGTCGATCTTGACCTCGTTACCACCGCCATGAGGTGACCACGATGCCTGCGACACCCGGCCAGGGCCAGCAGCCCGAACAGGAGTACCAGCAGGGGCAGCGAAGTCAATACCGTTGTGGAACCCGCCAGCGCGAGGACCGAACCCGGACGACACCACCGAGTTAGGCAGCGGGTGAACAAGCCCACCCTTCGCATAGCCCTTCGCGTTACGCAGCGCCTCGACGACACCAACACCACCCCATCGGGCGATGTCAGCCTGGGACCAGACAACCTCGCCCGCGTGGACGATACCGGCCGGCTGATACTTCCCGCCCGGCCCCGTGTAACCACCATCAGCGAAGCCCGGCGGTAGCTTGACCGGATCAAGCTTTTTGAGGACTCCGCCGCCGGGATCAATGAATCCGGCCACAGTGTTGAACGCGCCGATCAGGCCCTCATTAATAACCTTTTCAACGACGAACCGCACGGGAGTTTTAGCGATTTCCTTCAGCTTCTCCCACTGGGTTTTAATGAACCCGACGCCATCCTCAAACGCCTTCGGAATGGTCTTCGTGATGAAGTCCCCGAGCGTCTTGAACACCGGACGGATAACGTTCTCCCAGACCCACTTAATCGCGGACCCGATACCATCAAACGCCGGCTTGATGATGTTCTTCCACAACCAGTCGAACGTTGGTGCGAGGACGTTCTTAGCGAACCAGACAAGCGCATCGAACACGGGCTTGATGACGTTCTCCCAAGCCCACTTGACCGCGTTCTGGATACCCTTCCACGCGCCATCAATGATGCGGCGGGCGTCCTCGTTGTTGTTGTACAACCACACAAGAGCGCCGACCAGCAAACCGATTGCCGTGATCACAAGGCCGATAGGGTTGGCCTTCATGACAAGGTTCAGTGCCTTTTGCGCCCCGGTCATCAGCAGGACAGCGCCCCGCCAGATGATCATTGCGCTACGCATGACGTTGCCCGCCGCAGTCATAGCCGCTGTAGCCGCAGCCGCCGCCATGAACGCGCCAATCAACACGCCAAGAAGCGCCGCATTGTCAGCGAGCCCAACGAGCATCGGGCTTAGGAACGTCATCACATTAGCGATGCTTTGAGCGAAGAACGTGAACACCTCAACTAGGCTCGGGCCCAACTGCTCAACGATGGGAGCCATCGCGGTCAGCAGAGCACCGAACCCCGCGGTCAGGCCGGGTAGCAACGGTGCGATGTTCTCCACGCCACGCTGCAACGCCTCAAGGAAGGTCTTCAGCCCGGCCCCGAACTGCGGGTCAGACAGTGCCGTAGCCACGCCACCAAGGAACGTGCCAGCGATCTCCCCACCCAGCCGCAGGAACTCAGCCAAAGCAGGGGCCCCGCGCACGAAAGCGTCAGCGATAGGACCAAGGGCCTTCTTCAAACCCTCAGCACCAGCCGCCGCGCCCGCGAAAATCGTGGTCATCGTGGTCTGGAAAACCTCGCCACGCATCACCGTGTCAACCTCACGCAACGCGGCAGCCAACCCGCCGAGAGTGGATCCCAGCCCGCCGGCCTCAGCAGCCTTATTCAGCGAACCGAAGATACCGAAAACAGACTCACCAACGGACCACAGATCCTTTAGGCCCTGAATGCCCTCATCGATCCACGCCACAAGCCTGCCGTCAGCAGCCGCACCCTGGATGAAGTTATTGAACCGGGTAGCAATGTCCGCGATGAACCCAGCGAGACGAGGCATGTAATCCATGCCCACAACACCCAGCGTCGTAAAGGACGCCACAATCGGGGTGATCGCCTTATTCAGAAGCTCGGTCGTTTTGGCGATACCCATCAGCAGCGACTCAAGGACACCGTTACCGAGTGCGCCCTCGAGCGCGCCCATGAACGTACGCATCCCCGAACCCAGCGCCGTAGCAATAGCGCCCACGCCCACAGCAAGCTGCGGCATCACAGTGTTCGCCAAGCTCATCAGAGAACCCGAGAACCCCGTGAAGAAATTCTCCTGAGCGATCCGCCGGATCCCGCTCAACTGCTCTTTGACAGCCAGCAGTGAACCCACCGCAGCCTGTGCAGCCGGCGTCAGGTTCCCCATAGCCTTAGCGGACTCATCACCAGCACGAGCCGCCGTGTCCGCCTGCTGCAACTGCACACGCTCGAGGTTCCGGTGTGCCTGGTCTATCTGCCGGGCCGCGTCAATCTGAGCCCGCTCAGCGTCCTTCGTGGCATCCTGCACCGCGAGCTGCGCGTCAGCGATCCGCTCAGCACCATCCTCAGCGACCTGAGCGACAGCCTCATGCGCCTTCTTCTGATCCTGCACAGCATCAGTCACCGAACGCTGAGCATCAGCAACCTGCCGGGCCCCGTCCTTCTGCCGCTTAACAGCAGCTTCCTCGGCCTCCTTGCGGGCATAAACAGCGTCAGCCTCATCCTGACGCGCCTTCGCAAGCTTCTCTTCGGCCTTTTGGACAGCCTCGTTACCAGCCTTAGCCTCAGCGGTGGCGGTCTTCTGCTCGCCGCGGAGGTCAACAATGGCCTGCTTAGCCTGCTCATCAGCGGCCGCAGCTTTCGCAACATTGTTCTCAAGCTGAGCCAGTTGCAACGCGCCGGCCTTCGGGTCAGCCTTCGCCTTGTTGTACGCCTCAGTAGCGCGCTGCAGATTCAGCGTCGTATCCGTGGCTTTCAGGTTCGCTTCGTTGAGCTTCTGACCGACCTCAGTGACACGGGCAGCGGCCTTCTCACGGGCGTCCACAAGGGCTTCCTGCGCCTTGATAACCTCACGGGCAGCCTCAGCCTCACGCCGCTCCGCCAACTCCACAGAACGGGCAGCATCCTGCTGCGCCTCCGCCACGGACTCAATCGTGTCCTGCAAGGACAGTTTCGCGTCCTCAACCCTGCGGGCAGCCTCAACCACAACCTCAGCCGCGGCCTTCTCCGCCTCAGCAGCAGCCTCAACAGCATCCTGCAAAGAACGCTTAGCATCCGAAACACGGCGGGCGGCGTCCTCCTGGGCGCGGGCGGCGTTTTCCTCCGCCTGCTGGATCGCCATCGCCGCGTCCTCAACCGCCATAGCAGCCAGGCGCGGGTTCGTCGTAAACGCCGCCTGCTGATCCGTGACAGCCTTCAAAGCGTCACCAACACCAGAGAACGCGGTAGCGAGAACACCCGCAGCGCCGCCCATAGCCATCAAACCAGCCGGCGCCAACGCAGCCACACCAGCGAGGGAACCGAGCGAGGCCGCGAACGTCAACACATTCCCGGACGCCGCCAACACCGACGCACCAGCAGCACCAGCCGCAGGCGTAATCGCAGACAGACCGGCAACGAGTTTCGCCGCGCCCGAACCGAAACCCGACCCCATCCCCGAAGCCATGCTCCGACCAGCAGAACGGCCAACCGAAGTAGCCGAAGAATTCATCTGCCGCGTAACGGTTCGCTGGAACCCATCAAACGAGGGACGAACAAGCACCTCTGCGATACCGACAACGGGCATGGCTACCTCAAATCTCTTTAGATGTCAGCGGCATCAAAACCAAACTTGCCGACGAACGACTCCGCCCAATCACGCTCAAGAGCCGCGATAGCACGGTCAATCTCAGTGCGCGGGGCAGGGAACGGCTTAATCTCGCCAGGCTTCCCACCAGCCGCAGCGAGGGATATCTGCCCGTTACTCTGAATCGCGTGGAGTATCGCCCGCATCAGGTGGGCGTGCAGGTCGAACTCAGCCACCCGCGGCGCCCACTCCTGATCCGGGGTGGGCATGTTCGCAATAGCCGCCGCGGCTTCAGGGTCATTTGTAATAGCCTCGTTGAGCCTGCAAGCGCTGGGCAGCCCGTCAATGAAATCGAGCAAAGCCACCCAGCGGCCAGCGGCATACCACTCCGCCAAGTCCACGCCGTAAACCTCCATAAGGTCACAGCGCAGAGCAGGGCGGTAACGGCTGATTAGCTCGCGGAGGCGACGGCGTTTCCCTCAGTGCCATAGGCATCCTGGTAGTAACTGGACGCGGCCTTGACGACGTGCAGGAGTTCAGCGCGGGAAAGCTTCTCAGCCCGCAGCGCCTTAGCATCATCCTCAGAGAGCCAGTCATTCAGCACGCCCCAGGTTGAATCGAGCTTTTCGATTCGGGACAGCAGCGCATCAGACTCGGCGGACTCCATCGCCATCAGGTCCGGGAAGGTGATGACCTTCGAACCACTCAGCGCGACCTTGAACGCGTCTGGCTTTGTGACCTCAGCGCGGAGCTTGGCAAGCGAAAACTGGACATTGGGCTTATCAGACATGGGTGTTACCTCCGGGTGTTGAGGGGTTGGTTACTTGGTGGTGGTGGGCTTTGCGGCTTCGGCGTCCGCGGCGCGAACATCCTTAGTGCGGGCCTTCTGCTCAGTGAAACCCTGAGCACGAAGCTCAGCAGCCTCACGCGGGATAGCAGTTTCGATGACCAGATCGTCCTTGACGAAACGGGGCACAATGACTCCTAACTAGACGGGTGTTGAGATGAAGAAGGGTGCGCCGGCCACACCCGGAGGACCGGCGCACCCAGTTCAATGAGGGCTAGGCAGTAGCCTTAGTGAAGCCCAGAACCGTAGACGCCTTAGCGCCCGTACCGGCAATGTAGTGACGGACAGGCACGCCGGTCGTGTCGTCAGTGAAGACATCGAACGTGAGTTCCTGAGACACGGCACCTTCACGGCCCCAAACCTCTTCACCCGTGGCGGAGAGCTTCACGGCGCCATAACCCTTGCCGAGGATCCAGTTGTCAGCGGCGGGCCCGTCGTCACCAACGATCAGGAGACGCCATTCGGCGTTGATCGGCAGGTCCGGCTCGTCAATGATGAGTTCACCATTCAGGCCCTGCGTCACGCCGGTCAGGTCGGTGCCGTAGACGAGCTCCAGCATGTGCTTGCGGCCCTTCTCCAGGACCGTGAAGGACACGGAGCGGGGAACGCGGGTCACATCGGAACGGACAGGGGAGGCATAACCGAGCGCGTCGATGTCCTCCTTCTCGATCTCGCGGCCGAAATTGTAGCCATCGGGGGAGACGAGGCCAACCGGCAGGAAGCCCGCGGCCTTCAGATCGATCGGCAGCGAATCAGCGCCGGTCAGAGCCTCGGGAAGCTCAACCGTCAGCGGCGCGATGAAGGCCACGGCGCGCTGGATCTTCCGGACAAGGCCGCGCTCGTCCGCGTCATTCTGGAGTGTCGCAAAAGTAGGCATAGCAAATAACCCCTTTCAAGGGCTCAAGGTTTTGTGAATCCCCGGTAGGGGTCTTAGAGGATGGGTCTGGACGTGACTAGGAAGGTCGCCGTCGCCCTGTTCAGAGTGTCGGACTGGTAAGGAACATCAGCCGGTGTGACATCCGGGTCGATGCGGTCAAGGAACCCGGACGGTGTTTCGATGTTCTCCCGGCGGATGGTCGCCCTAATTGATTCGAGGACGTTCACAGCCTGCTCACCCGGCGCGTACACGTCGATCGTGGCACGGTCAACACGGTCAACGAACCCCTCCGAGCCCCCGGTGACGTAGATGTGCGCGATAGGGTCAGGGCCCTCAAGTTGCCCGTAAGCGTCCCCAGTTAGGTGGTAGACAGCGCGAACAGTCACGCCCTCATGCACGGTCCCGTCAATCAGGTCAAACAACGCCGAACGGGTATCAGGGAAAACCATGACATCGCTCATCGCCCGCCCCTCACACTCATCGCGCCCGCCACACGCAACAAGATCCGGTCACGCGAATCACGCCAATCACGCTCAGACTCACGAACAACAGCACCAGCACGCCGCTCATTCGCCCAACCAGCCGTGACCGTCGTGTTCGCCGCCTCATAGGTTGAGTCGCCAACAGCGTCCGCGTTACCCGCCATACGCTGAGCAACCGCCAAAGTAGCAGCACCCATCGCAGCCGACTGACCCAACTCACGAAGCCCCGTGTTGCGCGGCCTATACGAACTCACGCCCTCACCAACCCAACCTCAGAACCAAACGGCCACTCACCAGGGCGCCCATCCACACTCCACTCGCCCGCCATCCGCTTCCCCGTAGCGATACGAATACGGTCAGTAGGCATGAACGTGAACCCCGGCCCCCTGTACAACACAGCCCGACCATCCACCACATCCGAACGGTCAACAGGATCCGCCGTCGCACGAGGCGCAACCGCACACCCCGTCACGGGTATCTCGACCACCGGCAACGGATTACCCTTCGCATCCCTGCCCCCGCCACGCAACACAGTCACATCAACCAGCCACGACTTAGGCAGGCCACGCAGCGGGGAAGTGCCGCCGTGATAGTCGCCGGGATAGGAGAAGACGGCCATCACCAGCCACCAATCGGCGGCACATAGTAAGGGCTGAACGGTGAAGTGCTAGGGATCGTGTCGATAGTGAAAGCGCGCTGTCCGGTTTTCGTGCCAGCCAACTCGGCCCGGTCCTCATCCGTCAGATACATTGCCCCAGGCTCGTCACCGCCGTAAGTCCGGGAACCCGTGAAAGGCCCCGTACCCTCGCTGATCTGCCGGATACCCTCAGGATTACGGATATGCCGGATGACCATCCGGGCAACAACCTTCTGCACCCGAACAAGCGGCAAAGTCAGCGCATCAATCCGCGACTGAATGTCAGAGAACTCCGAACCGACCGTATCCTCAGCGTCACCAATCAACACGGCAAGCTGAGAATCAGGAACCGGCACCTCACCGAGTAGCCAGCGGTCTTTCACGTCCTGCGGGGAAGTCCAAGCCATCAGTCAACCCCTTTCAAGAGGTCAGTTCTTACGCGGGCGCCCACGACGGGACGGCGCAGAAACCTTCTCAGGCTCCACGGCTTCCGGCTCCTGCTCTTTGAAGCCGGCCTCCCGGAAGCGGTCAACAAGCCCATCAGGCACATCAACCGCTTTCCGGGAGTACGGGGAGAGCATCAGCATTACGCGGTGGTAGCGCCGGTCAGCTTGACGAAGTGGGCGCCGTCGCGGACGATGAAGCCGACCTCAACCTCGGCCAGGATCGCGAACATGTTGCGCTGCCACAGGTTCAGCTGAACGCCACCCTTGTTCACGGTCGCGGAGTCGCTGATCTTCACGCGGACATCCTCAACAACGCCGACAATCGCGGAGTTAGCGAAGTCGCCAGCGAAACCGATCACGTCAGCGCCGGTAGCCGGGTTGCTGTACACGGCGCGGGACTTCGTGACCGGACGGCCGAACAGCGAACCGATGTTGCCGGTAGAAGCCTGAACGTCACGCAGGAGAGCGAAGTTACCGGCAGCGTCCTTCGCCGTCATCACAAGGCCCTCAGCCTGCGGGGACAGCAGCCAGTGGCTCAGGTCGCCACCAGCGGTACCCACGGTGGACAGCGCGCCCACCAGGTCCCCAACAGTGTCCGTGGCGTCCACAGCAACAGCAGCGGAACCCGAAAGGACATCGAAGTTCGAGCCCGGAGCCGTACCATGCAGAACGGTCTCATCGAACTTGCGACCCAGCGCGGAAGGCAGACGGCGGGCAAGCTCGGCGTACAGCGCCGGCAGGTCGCGGCGGAACTCTTCGGAGAACGTCTCAATGACAGCCAGCTTGTAGCCGGTCATCGACTTGTTCGAGATAGCCACATCAGAGACGGGCTTCTCATCAGTCTCAGCAACCCAATCAGCCTCGGCATCGCCAGTGATGATCGGGATGGTCAGCCCTGCGCCAGGCAGGTTGATCCGACGCGAGGCCCGCATAACAACGGATTCCTCCACGGCGGTTGACCAAATCTCGGTGGAAATTTCCTTGGGCAGCAGTGCGCCCACATTTGCAGAGGTACGGTTCAGGTCGATACCGGCCATTTTTTACTCCTAAGAAGAAAGTGTGGACTGGAAGAAGTCCGCGAACTGATCGCCCGTCGAGCCCTTCACAGTGTTTTGGTTCACGCGGCTCAGAGAGTCGGACTTAGGCCCGGCCTTCTGTTCCCCGCGGAAAGCAATAAGCGCATCCGCAGCGGCCTCAAGTTCCTCCTGAGTGCTGCCCGTCAGCAGCGAAGCAGGTACGCCCTTAGCAGCGGCAACCTCAGCCTTCAGCGTCCTGGATTCCAGTTCAGCGGCCCGCTTCTCAGCAGCCTCCGCACGGGCCAGAGCCTTTTCAGCCTCGGTCTTGTTCGCGTTCTCGATCTCGGCGAGCTTGCTGGCTTTCGCCTTCAACTCTTCGTAATCGGAGAAGCGCTTGCGCTCCCGGTCCAAACGCGCCTGCACGATGCGGTCAAGTTCTTCCTGTGAAGCAGGAGCCTTGAACGCCTCAGCGC